TCTTCAAGTGCTAGGAAGAAGTCAATCTTGTTGTCAAGCTTTTTTCTCTTTGCTACAATGTTATCAACACCGATATATGGTGCTTTATAGCGAATTGCGTCTTCTGTGAAATTCTTTTGGAGACCATTTCCGTCCCAGTTAGTAGAATCCGCTTCTGAGTAGAAATTTGGACCTACAAAGTACGGAAATTTAGGTTCTCCAGCAGAACCCTTAATTGTGGCAAAATATGCATAAACTCCATTTGGATATTCTGGAGTAACGCAGAATCTGCCGTTATATTGGTCTAAATCACCATATCCTTCTCTATATTCATAATCTTCGATATAAGTGCCCATAGGGTCTGTTAGACCGTTTAGAAGAGCATCCCTAGATGACTTAACAAGGTAACTAGAGACCATCAACTTAAATGAATTATGAGGAGTAGTATTTTCAGGATTCTCAAACCCATATGGTCCATAAATTGGATGTCCGTCATAAGCCCAACCAATAATAGGAGAGTGTGCGGTTGGATTTAATTCTTGTAATGAATCATTAATATTATCTCTTAAGAGGAACCTAAGTTGCTTAGGGTTATACAGATATCCATATTCTCCGTCATATATCAAGTAGTTTTCTCCTTGGAAAACTCCACCACCTGCAGTATCAGTAGTTTTACGTGCTACGAAAGTATTTGAACCTAATTCTGCGCCAGTTGCTGCTTCGTTAAAGCTCAATTCTGTCAACTTAGTTTGGAATGAAGCTCCTGTTCCTGGATATACAATACTAATCGATGTATTACCTGCGCTATATCCCGCGCCCTTATTTGTTACGATAATACCAGTAACAATATTAGTAGCAAGGTCTACTTGAGCAAATGCAGTAGCACCAACTCCATCTCCAGTAATAACAACGTCTGGAGCACCATAATACCCACTACCACCGAATGTTACGATAACACTTTCGATTTTTCCGTTTAAAATGGAAGGATACGCAACAGCACCACTACCAGAGATTAACTTAATAGTGGGTTCGTAGGTATATTGAGTTCCAGGATTAGTGATATTGATAGTATTGATTGGTCCTCGACAAATAGAGGTAGCAGTAGCACCTGTGCCATTTCCGCCACTTATAGAAACGCTAGGAACACTAGTATAACCAGAACCTCCATTAGTTACAGTAATTCCAGTAACAATACCTGATGTGATCTGAGCAGTAGCAGTTGCCTGATTATCATTACTAGCTCCACCACCAGTAATCGATATAATTGGTTCTGTTGTATACCCACTACCACCATTAGTAACGTTAATAGCAATTACAGACCCTTTTACGGAAACAGTAGCAGAAGCTGCCTGTCCTTCGTACTCCCAAGTAATTTGACCTATTGTGGCATCACCAGTAGTATGTGTTGGGTAAGCAGTACCTGATGAAAGACCACTATCAACAGCTTTATACCTATTACCGTTATATTTTACTCTAGTACCTGAAGAATAAACTGTATTAAGCTTATAATCTTCCTCAAACTCTACTGTAGGTGGGTTTGTGATATCATATCCATCTCCACCTGCATTTTTATCAATAGACTTCAATCCACCAAACTTCTTCTTGGTTTCTCCCTTATATGAGAATATTGGAACACCATTTGAACCAATACCAATTTGACCAACTGGAGTAGCTGTTTTTGTACTTTTAGTAGATGATATAAGAGGTATTCTCTTAAGATATCTCTGGTTACCAGGAGTTAAGTCACCAGCAGCAAATGGACCTATTTTATGTGATGGTACACCTGTACTAGCGATAATAGCATCTGTGTCTGATTTGTAGGTATTTTGAACGTCTGCAGTGTAATCCTTGACTGCATTGTTGATAGAAGCGTAATCACTAACACCATATGCAAATTCTCTAGAAATAAAGAATTCAAATCCACTAATACCTTGAGCTGGTGTAGATGAGAATAAAAATTCAAATTCCGTATCAGAAACAATACCAACAACATCATGAAGGTTATTGTAAATGTCTTCTGGGGCATTTAGAACTCTAATGACATCATCTCGCTTCAAACGATGCTTTTCTTTAGTCTTAACAGTACAACGGACACTTCCATTAGGATTAACGGTTCCTAGGGTCGCAGATTCGCCTCTGAGTGCCCTTCTGACGTTATATTGGAAAGTATCCCATATTGGGTCAATACTATCAAAGCCTGGTGCTAGAGGGGTCGTAACCTTACTGTTAGGAAGGTAATACTGACCACCATCAGTCAATACAACACCTCTAGTGCCTCCATAGACCTTTAATTGGATTTCCGAGTTGTCTACATTGGAATATCCGTAAATCTTGAACGCAGCAAATACTTCTTGACCTGCATCATGAGCTACATTAGTTGTACCCTCTCTTGCACGGGTACATCCTAAAAACTGGTTGACAGTTTTATCAGAATATGTTATAATTTCATCTTCTATCCTAAAACGACCATTTGTTTCTGGCCAACCGAGAGTAGAATCAACAGTAACAATTTGATCAGAGATATTAGCTCCAAGATCAGATGAAAGGACTGATTTGTATGGAGTTACAAATGCTCCTAGTGAATTATTAGTATCTACGTCAATTTCAAAGATTGAACCACTAGAAGTGAAAACTTCAACAACACCTTTTACGTAAATTCGCGCAGCTGCAACATTTGGATCATTTGTATCATTTTCTTGATACAGAACTTGACCAACTAACGCACCTGGGTCTCCAGTAACCGCAACAGCACGAATAACTTCCCTAGAAGTGTAATATGCGTCTGATGGCTTGAAAATACGATCCCTAGGATAGTTAATTTCCGAATCTACGCCAAAAAGCGTTCTTAAAACGAATTGGAACGACCTTGTAGACCCTTTAGAGGCATAAAAGTCCTTAATTCGCTTAATTACGGTTGATTCAGTAACTCCAATCGCAAAATTCTTTGGAAATGTCGATAAAAACTGTTCTTTGAACTTTCCGAGTATATAAAGCGGAAAAATATTGTTCAAATTGGTAACTTTTGCTCCAAGAGCATGAGATGCAGCTACAGTTTCTTCAAATTTGTAATCTGCCTCTTCACCAATTGTTTTTATCGCGTTAAAACCTCTTGCACAGTCCTGAAAAAGCGTAGATCCCTTTTGTTGGTAGTAAATAATCTCATCATCGACTAAAAGTAGCCCTTCAGATGGGAAATCCCGCGTACTTTCAACGTCAACAGTTGTAGAAGATGTATCTAACGCGGAAATAAGTTTTGTTTCAGTAACTAATCCACCATAATTATCAATATTGTAGTAGTCACCCCAGTTTTGAATAATATCAAAGCAATATCCCTTTAATTCTTGTGACTTATAATACTCTTTAACAAATGAAATGAAGGTTGGATAATTTTCCTGAATAAACGAAGCAAACTGACCCGCAATATTGTGGGAAATCTGTGATCTAGATTCGGGACTGACCTCTGACGGTACGGGCGTTGTTGAAACCGTAGTGGTCGGTGTAGTCCATGAACTAACCTTCCAGGAAGAATTTGTCATCTGTTAACTAACTATAGCTTGACTCTGGTACAACTCCAGTACCAGAAAGGTTTGAACCGCTACTGATAGTGTCTTCTACAACACTTACAGTCGTATTATCTATGCCCACAGTTAAGTAGGTTTCTCTTAATGAGATTAAATCATTAGATTCTGGAGTTCCAGAGATCTGTAATAGATTATTTGCTACTGATGTAGATGTAATAATCAAATCATTAATGACAATTTCGCCCATAAAATAATCAACACTACCCCATAGACCATCAACATATTCCTTTTCACCAGTTCCTTTAATATAATAAAGACGTAATAGTCCTGCACCATCATCATTGATATAATAAGTGTTGAATGCATCACCACTTATCTTAAATCCACTAGTAGAAACAGTAGAGTCTGTAGTAGTTCCTTGTTTAATCCTATTACCATAACAGATCTTATAGTTCACACGAGCATTTAAATCAACTGTTACGTTCTTTCTCATCTTAAGACGAGTGATATTAGAGGTAATTGCTGTTTCTGAATTGTCAATTACACTCTGAAGCTTGGAATATTTGAATTTTCCACCAAATTTATTAAACTCTCCACTAACATTCAGTTGAGTTAATGATATAATCACTAAATTCTTGACTTCCGAAGGTTCACGACGAGTAACATTTGGGTTATAATAGACAAAACTGTCCAAATCAATGTATAATATGGATGGATCAATGATAGAAGGTTGAATTGCCGCTACAGAGTAATCTCTAAGCTTCTTAAGAATGACATTTTTCTCTGAAAGTGATAATCTATCAGCATTTTTTGGTTTAATTGCCAAAAATACCTTACCATATTCAGGTGGAAACGCTTCTTCACCACCATAACAAGCAATTGAAGCTACATTTGGGTAAATTTGTGGAATAATTGCTTCATAGTCACGAGTTGAGACTGCTCTACCGAAGGCAGAATAGAATTTTGGTGCTGCAAACTTGATAGATTCAGTAGTTTCCGCTAATGCACCTCCATCTGGATCACTTGTAGTAGTAACTGTAATGCCAGAAGTGATAGAATTGCCTACATTGTCTCTAAAATTACCAATATTTTCAAATACTTTCAATCCATTAGCTCCAGTTCCACTAGAAGTGGTATACTGAACCTCGACAACATCACCATTTGTAAGATCTTTACCCATTATTCCATCACCAAAGAGGATTTCTGGGATTTCTTGCTCAGATTCTTCTAAAAAGAAGACCTTTGAAGTGGAATCTATCTTAGTAATATCAGTTGCTTGCAAATAACGCTCTGTAACAGTACCTGAAGTTACTTCAACACGCATACTAGATGTATCTGCAGTTCCATTTGTAAGAATAAAACGCTGTCTTTGGTTAATATCTCTTACAAAAGTGTCTGTAAGGAATACTCCTTCATACAAAACAACACCAGTAAAGGTTGCAATACCAGAAGTACTATCTACACTCTGTGTAGTATCAACTGGTAAAGAGAAAACAAAGTTATTATTATCTAATCCTGTGAAATTTAATACTAATCCTTTAGAGATTGTAACTGTTTTGGGATATGGAACTACAGTCTGTACGCTAATATTAACAGTTGTTTGTGCAGAACGAGCTGATTTTGGTGTATAACCAAGCATTCTTGCTAATTTTACTACATTTTCACGTAAAACAGCAGTTTCTAAGAAGCCTTCATTGACTGTAAGGTTGGCATTTACACTAGTATAGTAAGTATTATATGCTAACGTATCAAGAAGCACCGTCAATGATGACCCTTCAAAGTCATAATCACTGAATTCTGACTGTGCTCTTAAGTAATCTTTAATTTGTGCCTTAATTTGGTTGAACTCTAAGGCGTTGACCTGATTGAATGCCATTATGGTTTAAATGCTATGTCGATAGAATCAAATTTGGCTGGGATTCCCATGATTACATATGCTATACTCACGTTTAATTCATTATTATTCTCATCAACCTTCACTTTAATCTCATAAACTGCTACCCTAGGTTCATAAGTATCAATAGCTTCCTGAAGTCTTTTCTTAATTCTCTGAGCAGAGTTTGGTATAAAGTTTTCAAAGAGTAATCCGATGATATTCCCACCGAAAGCAGGATCAAAAGGTTTCTCGTAGAAGTTATAAAGGACAATATTTTTAACTGAAGCTTTAATGGCTGCCTCATTGTTCAGTGCTAATATGTCATTAGTCACTGCATTCTTTTCAAAAGTCAAAGAGAAGTCTCTAAAGGACTTCGATGTTAAAGCCATTCGGCTACAATATTAACCTTCTTTATATTTATACTGGTTTTGTAATAATCTCTTCTCTGCTTCACGGACTACTTCCTCAGCACTCTTTTCAAAGTCTGGTGTAGCCTCATGTCTAGACTGATATGTCTTTGCTTTCTTCATATAAGCATCAGAACGAGGATCTGTAATAAGATACTTACAGTGCTCGTTCCCATTAGTATAGAAGTCGTCACCCATATCTACAGGGACGTTATGATTTCTCATTCCATTGATGATTCTATTTGCCTTGGCCACGATACCTCTTCTTTGCTTTATTACGGGATGTAGCAGAATACTTGCTATGCATCGAATTACCTTGACGAGTCTTCTTAGGAGTTGCTGGTACTACAATAGTTGTACCAAAACCACCTGCTTTTGTTTTTGCCATAATTAACCTGCGAATACGTTACTTGAACCAGCAGCGACTGATGTACAGCCACTTATTGCATCTCCTACTCTACCACACCCTTTACCATTTACAAATACGGTTGTACTCCCTGTAGCTATTGGTGCAGCATGTGAAGGGCATGGAACACCTGGTAATAAGTGCCCAGTGTTATTATCCCCTTGACGGGATATTGGAATACCATTGCAGAATACATTACCAGAACCCTCTGCTCTGACCATACCAGAACAATGGGCTACGTCTGCATCTCCAACTCTAGTTACTGCTGGCATTATGGTTCATACTCCGATGGTGCTGTGTCTTCCCAGTCATGATATTTAGCAATGGGCATACTATCATGAGGATGTTGCCAAACCTTCTCAGATCCACCTGTAGGGCATTCTATATCAGAATGACACTCTTCTGATCCACCTATAGCAAAAGGATTATAACGTGCAGTAGCAATCCTATACATCTTCTCATGCATAGTGATCTCTTCCTCAGGTTTATGAACCTCTACCGCAGGAGGAGTAATATTTACAATATCATTACCATCCTTATCCTTATAGGTTGGTATATGAAACCAATCATCATGGGGTGTATGATCAGGGGCTGGATAAGTCATTAGTCGTAATAGTTGTCAACAAGAGAACGGATACCTTCCCATTCATTATTTATTTTCATGGTTACTGTAAAGTTAGCATCAGGTTGAGCAGTCAGATTGCCAATAGGACCACTTTCCCATGATACGACTACTGTAAAGGTTTTTAATGTATAAGCAGTCATATCCTGATCAAGATCAAAGAAGATCTTATCAGCAGGTAAGTTTTCGCTTCCTACTACAGTGGTAGGTGTTTGTGTTAGATCAGTTTCACCCTGATCGATATAGGTAAAGCTATCTGAAAAAGGGTCAGCAAAAGACCCTGTGATTGTTACCGAAGTCGTACTTGGGGTAATCACAAGGTTGGGTTCTGTACCATCTACTGTAGCAGTAACGTTGGTAACATCACATGCTTGACCAGCAGCAACAGTACATGTTGCATTAATTGTCTCATTAATCGTAAACGTTGGTCTAACACGAGGAGGCAATTCGGTAGGAGTATTACTAGTGGTAATAGCAACAGTCATCTCTCTCTAGTCATTAATTGCTGTAGATAGTCTGAATATTTGCCCATAGCAATATGCTGCTCCTCAGTATGTGGAGGATCTGGAATAACAGGTTCAAACTTTATAAGATGATCAAACGCATCTGGGACATCCCCTAGTTTGTTATACGTTACGAGTTTTCCATTGTTTGATATGGTGAATACCCCGTTCAAGTCGTCCATAGTTTTTGGAATTATTTAGAGACCCTTCGCGGTTTTGGACGTGATTTTTTCCTCAAGGGTACTCAACCTATCCTCATTCCTCAGACTGGTAAGTCCACTGCTGAGTTGCCTTCCTTCAAGATCTCTCAGAGTGTTCTCATGGTCACATACGACATCTACAAGTCTCTCGTAGTTCTCAGAGCCAGGTCGTCTCATGAGGAGAAGGGACTGTTCCACTTTCTTCTCAAGTGCTGTCAGTCTCTCTGCAAGTTCTTCATTACTTAGTGGCATAACTTTCTTTGTCTACAAATGTACCAGATCTATCATAGTTTAATCTGTGGTTCTCGGTGGATACGTAATGACCTACGATGTCATTACCGTCACAACGGTACCCGTATCCTGTAACGTTCTCGTGGACTCCATCTATACGGAATTTCTTATTTTTGTCTGTAAGATAGCTGTGATAGCGTTCATCGAGGTTGATCATTTCTGTGAGAAGGGAAGGTGTAATTTATATAGTGACATTATACCGAAACCCTCACAAATAGTCAAGGGGCACTTGAAGGTTGTCACAAATTCTTTGCCTTCTCTTTATATTCTTCCCATTCTCTAAGGTGCTCCTCTGACCAATCCTTCATGTAATGATGACCTAAGGCACCCCTCAGAAGGAACACAGAGATACCGTTAATGGTATGGGCAGGCTTAGATGGTTTTGGAGGGGGTGCTTTGGGCATTGTTTTGAAAGGGGGTCTGGGAAAATTTTTGGAAAAATTATTTATTTTATATCACGCTCGCTCATGCAAGACTTTATAGCTTAGCTTTGGTATGGATGTTAAGCTATGGGGGGCACAAAAAACCCCCCGTGAGGGGGGTAGTGCCTCCGAGTGCCTCAGCGAATGTGAGGTGGGGCGATCTCTGCACGCCATCCAAGTTTGGCAAAGTCTTCTAAGATTTGCAAGGCACGCTCATAAGTTGGAAAACTTATAAGTCTTGGATTTTGTTGCTGGTTTGTCCAGTAACGAACCTTTGTGCTGATTTTGGTCATGTTGGGAATAAGGGTCAGAGTTCAAGAAATAGTAACGGATGAAAGAATCATGCTTAAGCAGATCATAAGTTGATGGGTTCATCTGGTAAAATGCGTGGTGACTGACACGATGGGGTGACCTGAGTAGTTCGGTCTGAAAATCATGGGGTCGAATGCCTTGGCGATCCGATCAAAGAAGATGTACCCTGCATCCT